GTCAAAATATACCGATCGTTAGGCGCGTGACCCCCTCCCAAATGGGACGAATTAGCCAGAGATGGCAGAAAGGAGTCGGAGATGGCAAAGGAATTGACGGTTGCCGCGGAGATCGAAAGATTGACCGCGATTTACCAGGAGCTTCCCCCGAAACAGTTCGCGCTGGCGCAGGGACTGATCGCTGAAGCCGCCCGGCTCCGGGTTCGCTGCAATAAATTGTGGGAAGATCTGCAGGAAAACGGCGAGGTCGAGCTTTTTTCCCAGGGAGATCAGGATCCGTACGAACGGGAGCGCCCGTCGAGCCGGATCTATACGGCCGCGAACAAAAGCTATCAGAGCATCATCAAGCAGCTGAACGACATGATCCCGAAGGACACGGAAACGGTCGGCGGTCTGGAGCTGAATCTGGATGTCTAAGAATTACATCCTGATTTACTACCAGCAGATTAAGGACGGATCTGTCACGGTTGGCCGGTGGATTGAAAGATGGTATGAGTACATCGTCCACGGGCTGGAGGAAAAGCGTTTTTTCTTCGACCAGAAGAAAGCCGCCCGGGCGATCGCTTTTATACAGCAGTACTGCCGGCACCACGAGGGCCCGCTGGCCCCTCAGCTGATCACCCTGGAGACATGGCAGAAGGCGCTGATCTCTGTGCTGTTCGGGATCATGGATAAGGATGGCCTCCGGCAGTTCCGGGAGTCCATTGTGATCATGGGCCGGAAGAACGGAAAGACGCTGCTGGATGCGGCCATCGCTGCCTATATGACTTTCGCGGACGGAGAGTACGGCGGGCGGATCTATTTCATAGCCCCGAAGCTCGACCAGAGCCGGCTGGCCTTTGAAGCTTATTTCCAGATGCTGAGCAAAGACCCTCAGCTGAGCCACCTGGCGAAGAAGCGCCGGACGGATGTCTACATCGCGGAGAGCAATACCAGCGCCATGCCGGTGGCGTTCTCTGAGAAGAAGACCGACGGCCTCAACCCCAGCTATGTCAGCCTGGACGAGCTGGCCAGCTGGCGGGGGGACGCCGGCCTGAAGCAGTACGAGGTCTTTAAGAGCGCCCTGGGCGCGAGATCTCAGCCTCTAATGTTCGGCATCAGCACGGCAGGCTATGAGAACGACAGCATTTACGACGAGCTGATGAAGCGAGCGACCGCGTTACTGAACGGCACCAGCAAAGAGACAAGGCTGGCGCCGTTTTTGTATATCATCGATGACGTGGACAAGTGGAACGACATCGATGAGCTGAAGAAGGCGAACCCCAACTTGGGCGTCAGCGTCACGGTGGACTATCTGCTGGAGGAGATCCGGATCGCGGAGGGATCCATCAGCAAAAAGACCGAGTTTCTGACGAAGTACTGCAACATTAAGCAGAACAGCAGCCAGGCATGGCTGACGGCGCAGGATGTGCGGAAGTGCTTCGTGGATGAGGACGGGAACCCGAACCGCCTGACGCTGGAGGACTTCCGTCACTCTTACGCGCTGGGCGGGATTGACCTATCCTTAGCGGTTGACCTGACCGCCGCTGTGGTGGTCATCGAAAAGGACGGCGTGAGCTGGTTTTTCACCCAGTTTTTCATGCCTGAAAACAAGGTGGATGAGGCGACAGCGCGGGACGGCCTGCCTTACAGGATCTACCAGCAGCGTGGACTGCTGACGGTCTGCGGGGAGAACACGGTGGACTACCACAAAGTTCATGAGTGGTTCGAGACCCTCGAGCGGAAGTACGAGATCCTGCCGTTGAAAGTCGGGTATGACCGATACAGCGCGGCGTATCTCGTGCAGGATATGCAGGCGGACGGCTTCGACATGGAAAGCGTCAGCCAGGGCAGCAACCTGACCGGCGTGCTGATCGATATGGAGGGCATGATCAAGGACGGCCGGCTCAGGTGCGCGAACGACAACGACCTTATGAAGGTCCATATGCTGGACAGCGCCCTCAAATTCGAGGAGGGCACGAACCGGCGGAGGCTGATCAAGATTAACCCGCGGGGGCATATCGACGGGATGGCTGCCCTGAGCGATGCTATCTGTATGCGGCACAACTACTACGAGGAAATGGCTGCTCAGCTGAGCAATGTGAGGTAAACGTGGAAGAGCGGTATCTGTACTGGTGCAATCCAGAGAAAAGCCCCTGCATGGGAAGAGGAAGCTGCTTTCTGAATGGTGGAAAGTGCACATGCACAAAAAACCCGGACCATGCGATCAGAAACAAACGCGGAGAACCGCTTGTAAAACGAATTCTGCCAGGCAGCTGGGACGATCAAAGAGGTGAGAACGATGGGACTGATTGACAGAATCTTCGGCCGGGCGCCGAAGAGTGCGCCGGCGGAAGGGAGATTCCAGACGCTGACGGCCTACTCTCCGGTTTTCACCAGCTGGGGCGGCAAGATCTACGAGAGTGAGCTGGTGAGGGCGGCTGTGGATGCGAAGGCCCGGCACGTCGGAAAGCTTCAGTACAGGATCCAGGGCACGGCGAGACAGAAGCTTTACACAGCGACGAAGACAGCACCCAATCCATGGTATACCTGGCCTCAGTTCCTGGAACGCAGTTCCAATATCTACGACGTGCAGAACAATCTGTTTATTGTTCCGCTGCTGGATGATATGGGCGAGGTGACCGGGTACTTCCCTGTGCTGCCTTCTTCCTGTGAGGTTGTGGACCGTGCCGGAGATCCGTATCTGAAATATACCTTTGTCGGGGGACAGAAACGAAGCATCCCGCTGCGGAGGTGCGCGGTGATCACGAAGCACCAGCTGACGGATGACATCTTCGGCGAGAAGAACACGGCCCTGATGCCCACGATGGAACTGGTGAACATGGTCAACCAGGGCATTATCGAAGGCGTCAAGAACGGCGCGACCTTCCGATTCATGGCTCAGCTGACCAGCAAGGTCTTTGATGAGGATCTGCGGAAAGAGCGGGAGCGCTTCGACAAAAACAATTTCCAGCAGGGCTCCGGCGGGCTGCTGCTGTTCGGGAATCAGTTTTCGAACATCCAGCAGATCAAACAGGAAGGGTACAAGGTAGACCCGGAGCAGCAGAAGATGATCCGCGAGAACGTGGAGAATTACTTCGGGGTCAGCGAAAAGGTGATCCGCAATGAGGCGACCGGCGATGAGCTGGACGCCTTTTATAATGGCGCGATTGAGCCCTTCGCCATCAAACTCTCCGACGCGCTGACCCGGATGGTCTTCACGGAGCGGGAGCGCAACGGCGGGAACGCGGTCACCTTCGCCGGCGACCGGCTGCAGTACATGAACATCAGCAGCAAGATCTCCATGGCCCAGCAGCTGGGCGATCGGGGCATCCTGACGATCGATGAGATCAGGGCGCTGTTCAATTATGATCCGCTGCCGGACGGCATCGGACAGCACGTGCCGGCACGGGGTGAGTATTACTTCGTGGATGAGGGCAAACAGGACGGAGGTAACAGTGATGAATAAGGAAGTACGCAGCCTGGAATTTGAGATCCGGGCGGAGGAGACCGGCAGCGAAGAGCGGGCCGGACGGATCACGGGCACGCCGATCGTGTTCAACCAGGTGACGGACCTGGGCTGGATCCGGGAGACGATCGACCCCGGCGCCCTGGACAACACCGACCTGAAGGATGTCCGTTTCTTGGTCGGGCATGACACTTCCGGGATCCCGCTGGCCAGGAGCCGGAACAACAACGAAAACAGCACCATGCAGCTGTCGGTGAACGAGAGGGGCATGGACATCCGCGTGGATCTCGACATCGAGAACAACCCGCGGGCGAAAGAGCTTTATTCCGCCGTGAAACGCGGGGACATTTCCGGAATGTCCTTTATGTTCACGGTTGATAAAGACGCCTGGGAAGACCTGGAAAGCGAGCATCCGCTGCGGAGGATCACCTCCATCAGCCGGGTGTTCGAGGTTTCCGCGGTGACCTTCCCGGCGTATGAGGGCACGAGCCTGGAGGCTGCGTCCGAAGACTCCGCGCTGGAGAGCGCGAGGGCCTCGCTGGAGAGCGCACGGGAGCAGCTGAAGGAGGAGCGGGCCAGAGAAGCCGATCAGGAACGCCGGACGGCGCTGATTGAGCGGCTCAACAATCTTGTAAAGGAGGGCAGTGAGGAATGAACCTGTCCGAAATGAACGGGGAGCAGCTGGAGGCCCGCCTGAACGAGCTGATGGCTGAGACCTGTGAGGAGAAGCGCGACGCGCTCTCTACCGATGAACTGGAGGCGCGGGTGAACGAGATGGAAGCCGTCAAGGCTGAGATCGAAGCCCGCAAGGCTGCCGCGGCCGAAGAGGCCCGGAAGGCCGAAGAGATGGCTGAAAAGCCTGGTGAAAAAATTTTTGAGGAGGACAGAAAAATGAATTACGACGTTTCTTCTCCTGAGTACAGGAGCGCGTTCCTGAAGACCATGAAGGGCATGGAGCTGAACGCTGAAGAGCGGGAAGCCTATGTGGCGACCACCGGCGACACCACTGCGAACAATCACGGCGCGGGCCTGCTGGTCCCCACCGAGATGCTGAACAACATCTGGAGCCTGATCGAAGAGCAGCACGCGATCCTGGGTGATATTACCCTGTACCGCACCAACACCTATTTGAGCATCCCGGTGCATACCGCGATTGCCCAGGGCGACGCCACCGCCGTGAGCGAGAACGCCGCGAACGACGACGAGATCAACAACTTCATGACCGTGACGCTTCACGGCCGGGATTACTCCAAGACCGTCAAGATCTCCTACGCCATGGCGCAGATGAGCATTGATGCCCTGGAGACCTACCTGACCAATGAGATCGCGGCCCGTCTGGGCGCGGCGATGGCCCGGGATACCATCACCGGCATCCTGACCGACTATCACACCACCGATAATACGGTCGTGGCGCTGAACAACACCCTGACCTACGGCGACGTGGCGAAGGCTTTCGGCGCCCTGAAGAACAAGAACGGCGGCGCGGTGGTGTACGGCACCAACAAGACCATCTACACCCGCCTGGCCACCCTGGAAGACACCGAGGGCCACCTGATCTTCCAGCCCGACGCCAACGCCGGTGTTGAAGGCCGCCTGCTGGGCGCTCCCGTGAAGGTGGATGACGGCCTGGCGGACGACGTGCTGCTGATCGGCTACCCGAAGAACGTGGTCGGCAACGTGGTGCAGGATGTCATGGTCGAAAACGACCGCGATATCAGCAAGCACGTGATCATCTACTCCGGCTATGCCCGGTACGAGTCCAAGCTGATCGCGCCCAAGAGCTTCGCGAAGATCTCCGTGACCAGCGCCACCACGGCGGCCTGAGCGGGAGGTGACGCGGGATGAAGGTTATCGTGACGAAAGACTTCTATGACCTGACGGCCTTTTACGGCCGCCGGGTCGGTGAGGTGATCGAGGTGCCGGAAGACCGCGGCGCCGACCTGATCAAAAAGCAGCTCGTGAAAGCGGAAGGCGCGCAGCCAGAAAAGGCGGAAGCGACGAAAGCGAAACCGGCCGCGAAGAAGACGGCAAAGAAACCCTGATCGGATGGACGGACATGGCGAACGGGGCCCAGAGCTTCCGATGGCCTGACGGACTGACGATACCCCCAAGGCGGCAGGCTGCCCCTCCGCCTGGGGGATTTTTTGTGCAGGGGCGGCAAGGGGCAGCGACATGAAAACATTGATAGCAGTACCGTGCATGGACACGGTGGACGCGTACTTTGCGAAGAGTCTGGCGCAGATGGCCCGCGTGGGCGACTGTATCGTGGAATTCGAGATCGGGACGCTGGTGAATTTCGCACGGGACCGGCTGGCCGGGAAAGCGATCGGCGCGGGATGCGATTTCATCCTGTGGCTTGACAGCGACATGGTTTTCGGCGAGGACCTGATGATCCGGCTGATGGCCGACATCCGGCAGGGAGACCGGGACTTTGTGACCGGGATCTACCATTATCGGAAACCGCCCTATAAGCCTGTGATCTGGGAGAAATTCAAGCGGACGGAGATTCACGGGACCGCGGAGCAGGAACAGTACCTGCAGTATCCGAAGGACCGCCTTTTTGAGGTGGAAGCGTGCGGATTCGGCGGGTGCCTGATGCGTACACGGATGATTGAGCCGGTCATGGCGAAATACAACGCATTATTCTCGCCGATGGACCGATGCGGGGAAGACATGAGCTTCTGCGCGAGGGCGACAGCCATGGGCTTTAAGTTCTGGGCCGATCCTTCCATCCAGCTGGGGCACCGGGGGTACATGATCTGCGACTGGCAGCAGTGGGACGCGTGGCAAGAACACGAGCGAGGTGAACGGAATGCTGAAGGAATGCAAGCTGGCGCTCAGGGTGACCGCGGCCCAGTATGAGCCGGAGCTTTGCCGGCTGATGGAGGCAGGCGCGAAGGATCTGGAGATCGCCGGAGTGGTGCTTCCGGGCACGGTCGCCTTCGCGGAGACGAATGACGGAATGCGGGACGATTCCGACCTGACGGATGCGCTGTGCGTGACGGCGATCCTGACCTATGTCCGCGCTCACTTCGGAAGCCCGGCGGATTACGACCGGGTGAAAGAGGCGTATGAGATCCAGAAGGTCCAGCTGATGCACGCGGGAAGCTACACCGACTATGAAGGCGGTGATGGCGAATGATGCGGGCGGAGGTGTGCGACCTGATCACGGTCAGCCCTGAGGCGGCCGGCGTTGGAACGGATCCGGCGGAGACCCGGCGGACGGTTTTCTGCACGCTGCGGTCAATCGGCCAGCAGGAGGCTTACATGGCTTTCGCCCAGGGACTGAACCCGGAGCTGAAGGTTGTGCTGGCGCATGACTTTGAATACGAGGGCGAGAGGCTCTGTGAGATCAATGGCGTGCGCTATGACATCCTGAGGACCTATATCACCGAGACGGACGGGATCGAGCTGACGCTGCAGAGAGTGCAGCGGAACGCGAAACCCGTACCCAGTGAGGGGGTGGGCTGATGCCGACTGAGTACGAGGCGCTGGTGGCCGCCCTGAAGCTGACGGATATCCCCTTTGCGGAATATGCCTGGCGAAGCCGGCCGGAAGGCACCTACGGCGTGATCAGCCTGGACTTCGAGAGCGGACAGCTGGAGGGGGACGGGCTGAAGCAGGACCGAAGCTGGGAGGCCAGCGTGGACGTCTTCTTTTCCAGGCTGAACGAGCGGGACGACCTGATCGGCACCGTCGAGGAGATCCTGACAGAGATCTGCGGGGACAGCTGGGAGCTGAACAGCAGCCAGTACGAGAACAGCACCGGACTTTTCCATATCGAATGGACCTGCACGGTGCAGGACGGCGGTGATGCCTGATGGCCATGACCGCGAAAATCGAAGGCATGGACGAAATCAGCGAGATGCTGACCGCCCTGGAGGAAGAGGCCCCGAAGGCCGCGGCGGCCGGACTGTATGACGGCGCCGGCGTGATGGCCAAAGAGATCGAAAAAGGTGTGAACGGAATCAAAACCGCGCCCTTTAAGTATGCGTCCCGGGGCAGGATGAGGGCCCCGTCTCCTGAGGAGCAGGAGGCGCTCAGGGGCGCGATCGGCGTGGCGAAGTTCGACAAGAACGGCACGGAGGTCAACACCTCCGTTGGTTTCGGGAATGCCGGATATGCGGATGTGGCCGGAAAGCAGAGGCCCGTCGCGCTGATTGCCAACGCGATTAACAGCGGGACCAGTTTCATGCAGAAGCAGCCTTTCTTCCGCAAGAGCGCCAGCGCAGGCGCGAAAGCGGCGGAGACGGCGATTATCAAAGTCATCGAGCAGAGGCTCGATGAGAAGAACCTGAAATAATGGAGGTAACAAGATGAACGCGAATGTCGGAATGGTATACCCCGTAGCGTCTCCGATCAGCGCCTATACCCCCGGCACCGCTCCGACCTACGGCACCGGCGCGGTGCTCGAGGAGGCCAGGGCGGCCACCGTGACCTGGAACCGGGCGGACGGGCATTTCTACGGCGATGACGTAGAGCTGGACAGCGACAACGGCATCCTGGGCTACAGCATCGACTTTGAGCCGACCGGGCTGAGCGATGCGGGGCGGGCCCTGCTGCTGGGCGAGGTCAAGGCGAGCGATGAGTACACGATCACGGACGCCGCAGCGCCGGATGTGGGCTTCGGCTACATCCGCGTGATGCGGAACAAGGGCGAAACCAGCTTTGAAGGCTGGTGGTACTACAAGCTCAAGTTCTCCCTGAATTCCGAGGAGACCCGGACGAAGGAGCAGAACATCGAGTGGAGGACGCCCACCCTGAACGGCACCGGTGCCGGCGTGCAGCTGGCCGCGGACGGACCGCTGAGCTTCGCGGTGCACCAGAGCTTTGAGAGCATGACCGCGGCGAAGACCTGGCTGAAGACAAAGGCCGGGATCACCTGATAAGGTTCCGCGGGGCGGAGGAAGTGCGAGCCTCCGCTCCGCTTTTTTGCGAGTGAAAGGAGAAGGAATCAATGGCGGAGATTAAGCTGAAGGGGCGGCGGATTCCGCTGCTCTACACGGTTTTCGAGATGAAGCAGGTGCAGGACGAGATCTGCAGCCTGGGGGATTTCCAGTATGTGATTTTCGGCCGGAACAGGGACGATGAGACAGACGGAAGCAAATACGGAACCAGCGAGCACCTTAGCGCCCTGGCGAAGCTGATCCGGATCATGGGTAACGCAGGTTTGGAGGAAGCCGGGAAGGAACCGGATCTGACGGAAAAGGCGATCATGCGGGCGATGCGGCCGGCGGAGCTGTCGGATTACATCAGCGCCTGCGCGGACGCGCTGAGCGAGGGCATGGCGAGTGAATACGAGGAAGAAGAGCCGGATGGCCCGGTGGACGTGACTCTTGAGGCCATGAAAAAAAAAGAAACGAAGGACGGCTGACTTACCTGATGGTTGTCAGCTGGGGACTGACCGCGGGGCTCCGGGTGGATGAGATCAACCGGATGAGGCCGGGGGCAGTTATGGATCTTTATCTTTACAGACGGAAATACGATTGTGTGATGCACTGGCTGCCGACGAACTGAGGCGGCCCGGCGGGAGGTGAGTAAATGGCGGGCGTAAACGTCAAGATGGGCGTCAGCGGCATCCAGCAGTTTAAGCAGGGGATGAAGGAGAGCCAGGCCGCCGTCAAGACCCTGGGCGCCGAGCTGAAGCTCAACGAACAGCAGCTGAAGGCTAACGGCGACGCGCAGCAGTACATGGAAACCAAGACCAAGCTGCTGCAGGCGCAGATCAAGGCACAGACGGATGTCGTGAACCAGAGCCAGAAAGCCCTGGATGCCATGGCGAAGAACGGCGTCAAGGAGAGTTCCACCGCTTTCCAGCAGATGAAACAGCAGAGCCTCGCGGCTCAGACGCAGCTGGTCGAGCTGCAGAATCAGCTGAACGGCGTCGGGGAATCCGGGAGCGAGGCCGCCAACGACCTGAGCGGGATCGGGAATCAGCTGGAAAGCCTGCAGCGGAATGCCGGATGGCAGAACGTCGCGGAAGGCGTCGAGAAGATCACCGAGAAGATGCAGGCCGCGGGGAAGGCCGCCTGGGAGATGGGAAAGAAAATCGTCCAGGCAACGCTCAGCGGCGGGCAGTGGGCCGATGATCTGGCCACCACGGCGACCCAGTGGGAGATGACGCCGGAGCAGGTTTACCGGATGCAGCAGACCGCGAACCTGATCGACACCAGCGCGGAGACGATTTTTTCCAGCCGGCAGAAGATGATCAAGGCCATGGGCGCAGAAAGCGACAAGACCGCCATGGGGGCCTTCGCGGCGCTGGGCATCAGCGACCTGAGCGGGACCGAAAAGAACATTGAAGATGTGTTCTGGAATGCCGGCGAGGGCCTGATGCAGATGGAGGACAAGGTTGCACGGAACGAATACGCGATGAAACTGTTCGGGCGCAGCTGGACGGACATGATCCCGATCTTCCAGGCGGGGCGCGAGGCGTACGAGGAAACCTACAACAGCTGGACCTGGATGGGGGACGAGCAGTTCGACAAGCTGGGCAAGATGAACGACGAGCAGATGAAGCTCGAAACGGAATGGGAAGCTTTCCAGCACCAGTTCGAGGCGGCGCTGGCGCCGGCGCTGACCGAGGTCATGACCATCATGCAGGAGCTGATGCATGAGTTTAACACCTACCTGCAGAGTGATGAAGGGCAGAAGATGCTGGAGAGCCTGGGCGAGGCGGTGCAGGGGCTGTTTGATGAGCTGAAGGAAGTCAAGCCCGAGGAGGTTATGGAGAAGATCCGGGAGGCGCTGGATTCCGTCCGGGAGGGGCTGGAGTGGCTGATCAAAAATAAGGACTCCGTTGTGACGGCGCTGAAGGTTATCGCGGGCGGATTTGGGCTGCTGAAGGTGACCGAGCTGGCCGCGAACATCGGGCGCATCGTGTCCGGGCTGGGCGGACTGAAGGGCAATGGCGGAACGCCGGCCGTGCCCGCGGGCGGAGGCGGCGGAGGAGCGCCGATTGTGGCTACGCCGAAATCGAGCTTCCTGACAAAAGCGGGAACCGTTCTTTCGACAACCGCGGCGAAGACAGTCGGCGGTGTCGTGGCTGGGCTGGCTGTGCTGTTTGAAAATGCGATCAAGGAGCAGGGCAATGATGACATCGTGGATCTGGCCGGTAACCTGACGGAGGACGCAAAAAAAGCCGGATGGTATACCGATCAGGGCGGAGCGCTGAAAAACGAGTACAAAGGAATGCAGACCTTTGACGTTTCTGCCAGCGTGATGCCCCTGAGCGATGACCAGAGGCAGAAAGCTGAGAACTATTGGGATGCCTGGCGTGCTTACTCCCTGGACATGAGCGACGAGAACGAAGCGGCCTTTGATAAAGCCATGGAAGAGCTCGAAGCATCGTTTGAGGGGCAGGAAGAACTGTACGAAAAGCTGGACTCCAAAATGGAATCCCTGAAGGATGACACTCTCGACAGCAGCTGGACCAAGATGGAGGATTTGCCGGACAAATGGTTCCGGCCGGTCGATGAAATGACGGATAGAACCAGCAAATCCACGGACGATCTGACCGAGGCCGCGAAGACCCTGAGCGGGATGCCCGCGGAGATGTATACGATCGTCGAAAACGCAATTCGCGCCGGCATGAGCAATATTACATTCGTTATCAACGCGGGGGCCGTGGACACCATCGGCCGGAGAGTCGGCGACAGCTTTGGGCAGAGTCTGAATGTGCTTGTGCCTTAATGAGGTGATGAGATGATCCTAGCAAGACGGGTGGCGCTGGGAGGCGTCCAGTTGGATGAGCTGCACGAGAGCATCGTGATCCAGCGGGTCGACCCCGGGACGCCGCAGCGGAATATCAGCGCCGTGTCTATGATGGGCGGCGCAGGTCAGCGGATCACGGGCGACCACTGGGAGAAGCTGGAGGTTGTCGTTGAGTATGGCATCGATCTGCCAAAGCGGCAGATGGAGCTCCGGAGACAGATTTTTGACGCGGTCAATGCCTGGGCGCTCCGGGGAGGATGGCTGACGGTGGGCTGGATGCCGAACCGGAGAGCCTGGGTGGACAAGGTCGAGCTGCCGAACAGCGGGGATATGTGGGACTGGACAAAAAGCTACACGATCACCTTTCGGGCGCACGCCGTGCCCTTCTGGGTGGATGAGATGCCCGTACAGGTGACCAATCAGCTGATCACCAGCGGCAGTGTCAGCATTGAGGTCGGTGGCAATGTCGAGAGCGTGCTGGATGTGAGCTTCGCGAACCGCAGCGGGATGACCATCAACAATTTCCGGATCAGCGCCGGGGGAAACACGATTGTGCTCAGTTCCATGGGGCTTGGAGGAAGCGAGACGCTGCATATCAGCCACGGAACGGACGGCCTGCTGCGGATCACCGCCGGCGGGCGCAGCGTGCTGGACCGGAGGACGGGCGCGGATGATCTCTACGTCCTGCCCGGGGCAAACACCGTCACGATCCAGAGCGACCGTGCCGGCACGCTGACCGTGCGGAACTATGGGAGGTATGCCTAAATGATCCTGCTGAGCGGACACAGCCTGACGCAGGCGAGGAAAATCCCGCTGGAATCGCTCAGCCTGAGACTGAGCGAGCGGGAAAGCACGGCCAGCATGGTTCCGGTCACGATGGACGGGATCGGGACGGACAGCTGGCTTGTGGATGACACGGAACCGGGGCGCGGGATCGTCTGGCGGGTGCGGAGCATCCAGACGGCCTATGCCACGAACACGCCGACGGTGCAGCTGGAGCACGTGATCAGCTGTCTGAAGGACCGGATCCTGTTCGGGAGCTACGGGCCCTCTGATATGGGAGGCCATGATACCGCTACCGCGGAGCAGGCGATCCGATTTATCCTGAAGCGGCAGAGCGACTGGCGGCTGGGGAAGTGCGAGTATAACTTCTCTGCGCCGTACAAGTTCGACGGGGAAAACCTTTATGACGCGCTCGCAAAAGTGACGGAGACGCTGGACGAATCCTGGTGGGATCTGGACACGAGCGTGTACCCCTTTGTGATCAATGTCATTAAGAAGCCCTCCGGAACGGCCTGTGAGCTGAGACCGGGAAGGAACCTCTCCGCCATCTCGCGGACCATCGACACCAGCGGGATGTATACGAGGTTTTATCCAGTCGGCGACGATGATCTGCACATCAAAACGGAGTATATCGGCAAAAACGAGTCGACTTACGGCATCCGGGAAAAGGTTGAGGTGGATCAGGCGCTGACCACGCAGGCGGAGCTGACCAGCTGGGCCCGGGAGAAGCTGCGCAAGCACGCGCAGCCCGTCGTGAACATCACGGCGGAGGGTGTTGAGCTTGCAGCCGCCACCGGGGAGAGCCTGGACAAGCTGACGCTGGGCCGGAAATGCAGGGTCCCGCTGCAGGAATTCGGGACGATCATCGAAGAGCGCATCACGCAGCTGGAGTATAGCGACAAGGTGCGCGAGCCGGAGAAGGTCCGGATCACGATGAGCAACGCCCGGACGGATCGGGATATCCTGCACCTGCTGGCCGATGAGCTGAAGAACGGCGGGGGCACCGGAGGCAAGGGCGCGAGAACCAGAACGAAGAAGAGCAAGGAAGACCACGCCTGGTTCGAGGACACTGACAAGCACGTTGCCATGGTGGCCAAGGGCATCATCGGCACGGACGCCAGCGGAAAACCGAACTGGGAGAGGCTGAGCCGGCTGGAGGTCAACGAGGACGGGATCTACGGCGAGGTCAAGACTGTCCAGAACGGACTTGTGCTGGCTAACACAAGGATCGATCAGACCGAAGACCATATTACGCTGGAGGCCAACAAGTTCGCGGAAGGACAGGCGGCCCTGAGCGCACGGATCACCGTCGAGGCGGACAAGATTTCCACCGAGGTGGCGAACAAAACAGACAGGCTCAACTCCAAGATTGAACAGACCGCCACCAGCATCCGGACGGAAGTCAACAACAAGACCGCAGGGCTCCATTCCGAGATCGTGCAGACCGCGACCCAAATCCGGGGCGAGGTCAGCAACACCGCGGAGGAGCTGCAGGCGTCGATCGATATCCAGGCAAACCGGATCGGGCTCGTCGTTGAGGGCACGGGGGCGAATGCCAAAATCAGGCCCGCCCAGATCGTCGCCAGCATCAACAACGCCACGAAAACAAGCTCCGTCCTGATCTCTGCGGACAGAGTCCAGTTGAGCGGGTTGACAACCATTGATGATGTAATGACGGTTGCAAACAATTATGTGCATATCAATGCACCAATGATTGTTTCCTCCGGCGGTTCTGGGCAAGACTTGATGTATGTAAACGGGACATTGTATGTCAATACGCTTGCCGCAAACAGCGTGGAAGTTCCGTATCACCTGTCGAGCCGGAGAACGTTGAACGTAGCGGATGCGCAGGTGTCCGGGAACACGCTGACTATCACCTATGTGGATGGGACAACTGCAAATTTTAGCAAAGCCGCTTCGATCTCCGGGAGTTGGAGCGGCACAAAATACACGGTAACGGCAAACCCCGGAGGGTTAAAGAAAACGATAGGGTTTGACAGTTCGTGCAATGAGTATCTGGTGTTGAGCGGGGTGGCAGGAAGTGAGACAATAACAGGGACAACCATTACAAAAAAAGTTAATGTCCAAACACAGGACAATAGCACAACCCCGCCAACGTTTGTGACAAGGGCAACAGCAAATATCCTCGTTGACGGAACTGCTGTCTACAACAGCGGGTTTGACGCAAATCACACGCTAATCATTGCGGATGCTAACTCAACGCCACAGTCAAGCATTTCACTCAATCCGGGTGATTCAATGGACATCTGGGCCGGAATGTATCTGTCAAACGGTACTTCGCTCAAATGGGGCAACAAAGTCACGATTTCCTGCGCTACGCAAACCGTATCGATTGAGACTGTCAGCAGAGGTTGGAGCGATTATTCCGGGCAACTGCCGTCTGATAGATCAATCACGATCCGTGGACGGGACGCAAAGGACACAAGCAATTATTCGGATTACACATTAAATTTAAGGCTTTACAAGAGCGGGAACACAGTCTACTTGCAAGAATTAGTGGGGACAAATTGGGAAAGCAAAGCAATGATATCATAATGGAGGAAAGGAAATGGATGAAATCAAGGTACTGCAAGGGAAACTGAGCCGGGCGTATGAAAGCGTACAGAATCTCAATATGCAGCCGACCAAGACCAACATGGAGATCGTGCTTGGCACCATGGCCGCGCTGAAGGACGCATACGATTTCCTTGGAACGATCGATCAGCCGGAGGAGCCGGAGATGATTGAGGTGAAGGCGGACGGGATCGCCGGAGACGCGGAGGAGGCGGAAGCGGATGGCTAAAGCGACGGGGTTTCAGGTGGATCTGGAGACCGGCGACATCAAAATGAATGCCGGCGACACCGGGAGCTACAAGGTGCACGGAGAGCGGGAGAGCGGGACGGAATGGACCGCGGACGACCGGATGCTGATGACGGTCCGGAACGCGCAGAAGGAGATCGTGCTGCAGCGGTTCTACCGGCTGGACGATGCTTTTGGGCTGGGCAACGGCACGGTTTTGGTCGAGTTTCACAACGACGACACCGACGACTGGGAGCCGGGAACCTATGACCTCGAATACCGGTTTGACGTGAATCCGATCTGGGACGGAACATCGCCGACGGGGCGCTGCGAGGATGCCCTGAGAACGGATGCAAAAATCGTCGAGGGGAGCATCGTCCGGACCGTCATCCACGCGAGCCTGACCATCGAGGAGATTTACGGCAAGATTTAAGGATTGGAGGAAATCATCATGAGCGAGCTTAACGAGCAGGTGGAGCTGACGGTGCATGACTCTGACGTGATCACCGTGCCGATCGACGCGACCCTCACCCACAGCGGGGAGGCCGCGGACGCTAAGGCCGTCGGCGACGCCCTGGCGGAGAAGGCCGACAAGAGCGAGCTGCAGAACGCGATCACAGTCAACGGGCAGGCGGCGGACGCTCAGGGGCAGATCATTGTCACGGCTGAGGATACCAAAATCAGCGACAGCGACAACACCACCGTCAAGGAAGCCATCGAAGCGGCTGCCGGCAGGACGGCGGAAGACATCCCCATGTCGGACAGCCCTACGGCGCAGACCATCGCCCAGGCCATGGCGGGGAGCGTAACCCGGACGGCGGATCAGATCGCCATGAGCGCGAGCGATGAGACCACGGTCAAGGCCCGGGCGGATGCGCAGCAGGGCGCGATTGAGAATCTGCAGAGCGCTGTGAGCGGACTGGAGAATCGGACCGGCGCGAGCATCCCCTATCAGACGGGGAGCGAGGAAACCATCAAGGCGCACGTGGACGCGCTGGAGGCCGGGAAGGTCAGATCCGTGAACGAGATCGGGCCCGACGCGAACGGGAACATCTCGATGGAGAGAGTGCCATACGCGGACAACCTTTACAGCGAAGACGCGACACAGGTGGCCGGCAGCTTCGTCACCCGCACCACGGGGGGCAATGGCAGCCTGAATGACGGCAGCGCCTGGGCTCAGAGCATCCAGGGGAACCGGATCCGGGAGGGATATGTCCAGGAGCGGGTGCAGATGACCGTGACGCCCATGCCACGGTCGGCGCCGGCGGCGATCACGGCCGTGCTGAATGAAACGGTTTTCGAAGAATATGTCGGGACGGCCGGGACCTACACGCTGAGCTACAACGGGACGGCCTGGAGCGCGGATCCGGCGGATTTCGGCATCACGATCAGCAATACGCCGCTGAACGGGGACGTGATCACCATCGTCTGGGACGGGAGCAATGACGCGGTCATGACCGTCAGCGCGGTGGAGCGGCCTGTGCCTCCGGCGATCACGGCGACAATCGACCGGAACACGTTTGTCGCTTATGTCGAGGAAAGCGGGACAATCACGCTGACCTACACGACAGGATGGAGCGCGGATCCGACGCTGTACGGGATCACGGTGACCGGGACGCCGATCGCAGGCGATCAGATCAGCGTGGTCTATGTCAAAGAAGTGCGCGGCACCATCACGGTGGCGACGCCGACCAGGCTGGTCGCGACCGGATGGAACCTGTTCCGGCAGGCGCTTGGACGGGCGCGGGTCGTGCGGTACTCCGAGACCTACGGATACAAGATCGGCGGGAGCTTCACCGCCCTGGCGTTTGCGGAGACCCTGACCGGAACGCAGACGGCCATCACGCCGGACGCAAACGGCCTTTTCCAGGTGCCAGCGGACGGGTATGTGTTTGTGACCGGCGGAGATGCGGACACCTATGTCCTGACCACCTGGAGCGACTGGACGGAGGGATACACGGGGGACTTTGAAGCGTACAGTGAGAGCGCCGTGAATCTGACCACCGTAATGACGGGGAGCTTCCCTTACGGGCTCTGTCGGGTCGGGGATGTCAGGGACGAGATCGACCTGCGGCACAAGCAGGCGATTAACCGGATTCAGCGGATGGAATACACCGGGGCGAACCGGGCGAGCGCGGAAGCCAGCGGGCGGGATTTCGAGTTTGATGAGGATTATATCTACATCGTACGCGAGACGCCGGTTGTGACGGATATCACGATCGAAGAGGAGTATTCAGTCAGCGAGCACGGGCTGGAGTTCTTCGACGGGGCGACGGTACCGGTTTACGCGGAGATCCTGTATGGTGTGAACCTGAAGGACAAGCTGAAGCGGGACGTTGTGACCATCAGCGAGCAGGACCTGAGCGCTGCCCAGCAGGCGCAGGTGCGGGACAACCTGGGCGCAGCTGCAGCTGTGGATCTCACCAACCTCCAGGCCGGGCTGGCCTATGTCGAGAACGGGGACACGATCGCGGCGAACGCGAGCTACACGACGGGCAAATTCATTGCCTGGAAGGGCGAGATCTACCGCGTGAAGGCCACGATCAACGCAAGCGTCACCAGCGCCAACTGGACGACATACCTCGACAAGATGGACGGGATCGGCGGGGCGCTGAGCCAGATCAATGGCGATCTTGCGTCGTTAAACAGCAATTTGAGCAATAACGTATTTCAGGAAATTGAACCTACGGGAACAAGATGCACCGTAGTATCCGGTGGAGTTGCTGTTGTTGGAAAACTCGCGGTAATAAATGTGAAAATACATTCTGCATACTCTGCAACAAATACTCCCTCAATGTTATCTGTAAATGTAGGAACGCCAAAATGCGTAACGGCATTGTTATGCGTGAAGTCAGGCACTACACAGGGGTCAATATCGGGAGCCATTGCGTGCCACATTGGGACGAACAGACAAGTATATGTGCAGTCGGTAGAAAACGATGCATATTATGATATCTCTGGTGTTGTGGTTCTTGCATAAGATTGCTGGTTAAGGAGGTAATCAAT